TTGACACCAGAAGAGAGGAAAATCGTGGAGAATGAAATCAACTAAATAAATAATAGGAGATACACATGAAATGGAAATATTAGACAACAACCACGGCGATACATTTAAGCCTAATTCGCTCAAGGACTTAATGGATTACATAAAGGACGTGATATTTGGAGATTACTATGTGGTAGTCGACAATGAATTTGAATATAACATTGCGAGAAAAGCCGGCTTTCCCAATGATAGGATTTTCAAATAATCGTGTACTTTTATGGAATGAACCAGCAGCAACAGTGGCAAAAGGAAGCCGAAGCCATTAAGTTGCTGGTTGATAAATATGGCGCCAAAGATACACATTATGACCTTTCAACAGGCGCTGATATTATTTTAGATGGCAAACTATATGATTTGAAAGTTTCAACTTCACAAAAGCTAACTGTGTTGAAGAAACTTGGAAAAGGACCAAAAGCTGGAACAACATATTGCCCTTTACTGGAGCATCAAGAAGTTGATTATTTGTACCTGATAGAAAAGCCAAATCTTTTCATTGGATTCCTACTAAATAAATGTGATTTGTTAGATTTTATTATTAAGAATGCGGGAAGATTAAAATTCTCGTACTATAATGGAGATGGAAATGACAACTTTAATGTTTACTTTTCATTTTCAGATTTAGACCTTGTGGCTTACAAAAGCTGTAACTTTTCAAAATAAAATCTACTAATTACAGTATAAGGAGAACTAAATTATGAGAGATGAAGAGATGAAGAGAACTGGAGCTTTTACAAAGCAGTTGAAATTGATTGACATTGCAAAATGGCCACTTGAGAAATATAATATTTATACTTTTCAAGACGCTGACGGAAATTGCTTTACACATTACCAGAGACTACCAGCAACCTTAAAAGGAAAAGCAAAATCGCTCGCAGCTAAATTTATTGCACAAGCAAAGACGGTTGGACAAACATACAAATGCAAATGTGTCGTACGTAAAATGGCTAATGGCGAAGTTTACGCAAATGTTGATGAGATTTTGGGAGGAAGAAAATGATGTTGATATTATTGTTGATTGTTTCAGCTGCTATAATTGTTACGCCAATTCTATTTAAGTTGCTCTTTACAGTTGAAAGAGATTATTTTGGAAGAATTAAATCTATAAAGTCTAAACTATATAAGCATGAAAATTAAAAGCGGAAAAGAAAAGACAGAATACCGGAAGACTAAAGAATGGAAGGCCTTCCGGCTTTCTATTTTAAAAGACAGAAATTATAAATGTGAATGTTGCGGAGTTACTAAGAAATCTGGACTACAAATTCATCATATTTTCCCAGAGGAATATGACAACTTGGAACCAGAAAGATTTGCAGTACTGTGTTCATCATGCCACAAAGAAGTTTCTCGAATGGAACGCCTTAAGCATTATGAAAATTATGACCAACAGTGGTTGGAATTTTATGGGAGATTTGTCGGAAAATGGATATATTTTCAGGCTGGAAAATTCTAAAGTTTAGACAGTGTTCAAAAGGAATAATTTATTTGCTCAAATTGACAGATTTATATGCAGTGTTAATTGAAGACGATAATGAAAATGTGATTTACACATACAGTTCATTTGACAGATACGCAGCGACTATTAAATATAACAGCAACAAAGACAAATTACTAAAAGGAGAAAAGATCGAATATGATTGAAGGCGTTCAGAAAATATTATTGGAATTGGGAAAGAGTGGCTGCTATTTTCTCAGCATTTGCCAAAAGCTTGGAAAATCATTAGATGAAACAGTTGACGCTTATTTATATTGTGTAAATCACAAGTTTATGGATACTAATTGCTATATTAGATGTCCATTAGAGATTGTTGAATATTTAACCGGAGAGAAGTTTAGATACAAATACAGTGTTGACGGAGACCCAAACGCCGATATTGATGTGGTTAAATATACCAGAAATGGAGCTACACATTTTGTGTTGGAAGATTGGGATTCATACGGAAAGGAAAGCAACATAAGGAAATATGGCACAAGAGATTCACACAGGCTCTTCTATAAAATTTGACTTCTTAGACAAAGACAACAAAGAATGGAAAGACACTAACAAATTATTTTCAGAAGCTGTAAAGAATGGAGATAATGACACACAGTTCAAATGTGTGTTGCGAATTTGTTATGGTTTAGTAAAGCAGAAATTGCTGAAAGCAAAGATTGTGTTTAGTGATGAAGACGCTTATGAATTGGCATTAGACGCTACAACGACTATAATTGAAAGATACAGAAGACGTGGAGCACCAGAAAAGTTGACTTCATATTGCTATTTTCCAGTGATAGGCGTACTATATGACAGAAAGAAAATCTTCGCTGACCGGATAAATTATTGGACAGATGAGGATTTTAACAAATACTTTAAGGAGATTGGAGAAGAATGAAGAAAGGTTTGAGGAATAAAATTATGAAGTTTCCGAGAGACATGTACGTTACAAGTGTTGGTTCATTTGTGATTGCGGAATATATGTTAGGGAAAATCTCATTGAAGCGAGCCATTAAATACTACAAGAAATATGTAAAGACAGACTTAAATCTTGACTTTTCAGATGTACCATCATTAGTTCACGCAATTTGCATTTTCTTTGGCATTAAAGAAGACTATGACCAACCAATTGCAGCAGTTACAACAGAATGGGGCTCATTAGGATTTGCAGTTTACATTGTTACTGGAGAAGACCAATTGAGATTATTGCCAAACACAGAAGACGGCATTCCAGTTGGATTCATTCAGCACCCAAAGAACATTTATAATTTGAAAGGAGATTTACTATGTTTGGTAAGAGAAGAAGAAAAGACGACAAGCGAGAAATAATTCAGACTTTTGACCCAGTGATTCAGAACAAATTGGCTGAAATGGATGCTTACAACAAGAAAATGGCTTCATTGGTTCAGAGACCATTAGACTATGCATTCTTGGAACAGCTGATAAATCAAGTTGAGACTAACAAAGTTGAGATTGTCGTTACACTAAATGACGGCACTAAGTTGGAGATTAGACAGGAAAGAGAAGAAGACATTTACAGGAGAGACGATATTGAATGAAAAGACTAAGAAAATTATTGCTATTGTCATTGCTTCTTTGGTTGGCGCCACTTTGCTTTTCACAACAGTCAACTTCGCAGTCAAGTCTTACACAGCTGGAAGATTATATAACACAGCTCGAGAACAACTCGATAGAGCAGTTAGAGAAAATCGAGAGCTTACAAGCGTCATTGAAGAGCTCGGAGCTATTGTTGGAACAGTCAACAAAGAAGTTGGAGAACTCGGAGAAATCACTGAAAGAAATCTCAGTTCAGCTCGAGAAGCAGTCGAAGTCATTGAAGAGCTCAGAATTAAAATTATGGATTTGGAGAGGAGTTGCGGCAGTTTCGATTGGGACAGCTATTACAACTACTATGATACTTATTTTCAAGAAATTGGATTGATGAACTAAAATGGAAAGAAGATATATTTATAAATTATACTTTAGAAATGGCTGTACCTATATTGGAAAGCACACACAACATAAGGAAAATGATAATTATATTACTTCTTCAGCTTATTATAACAAACATAAAGACTTATTAGAAAAGCGTGAAATCATTTTAGACAACATAAATGACGCTGAAACTTTGAATATAATGGAAACAATTTGCATTTTGGCTGATAAAGCTGATAATGACTATAATTGTAACTACAATTTTGGAGCTTGGATGGATTCAGCTAAATTCGATAATGGATTCAAAGGACCAGCAAACGGAATGTTTGGAAAGAAACACCAGAAAGAATCTTTAGAGAAAATGAGAAAAGCGTGGACTAAAGAAAGAAAAGAAGACTTAACTAAACGAGTTAAAGCTCGTGGCTTTGATTGGGTTTCAGAAATGAATAAGACACCAGAACATATTGAAAAGGTTAGGTCTTCATTAAAAGAACACTATGAAAATCGCGCTTATATTTTCAAGAAAGACAGAAACATAATTTTGACACACCAACAGTATATGAGCTTTAGAAATCATTATGACAAGTTTGATATTGTAAATAATGAAAATAAAGAATATGTAACTATTAGTGATGAGCAATTCAAAGAATGGAACGAAAATTATAATTACAGGAACTATGTGAAAATACATAAGAAATTAGGAAGACACTGGTTTAATAATGGAAAAGTTGAAACATATAACTTTGAATGTCCTCAAGGCTTTGTAAAAGGAAGACTAAAATTTTCTAAAGAATGGCACGAAAATATAAAAGCTGGACACGCTAAAAGCGAAAAGGTTAAAGAAGCTATTGAAAGAAGAAAAGGAAAGCCTGCACATAATAAAGGCAAGAAAATGTCTGAAGAACAACGAAGAAAATTATTTAAGCCAGTGAAAGATGAAGAAACAGGAATATATTATGATTCTATACAAGACACTGTGGCTGCACTAAACATAAGCAAAGCTACATTCTACAAATGGAGGCAAAATGGCAGGTTCAAGTTCGAGCATAAAGAAAATTGCGAGCAGACAGATTAAAGGAGAAATCTACGACGCTTTAAGAAAATCTTTAGTCGCGCCAGTTACTTCTAAAAGCAAAGTTAGTTGGAGCGAAGACTTTATAAATAAAATGCTGAAAGAAGCAAGAGATAACCCTAATGGAGCATTAGGACAGCTTATTGCTAAACAGATAATGCAAGAAGACATATTGACTTCATTGGACGCTGAAACAGAACGCCTTTTAATGAGAGACAGAGATTTTCTTGAATACAGAATATATAAGCAATGCTATAAAGAACAACGTGACGTACTTTTAGACACAACTTCTAAATATATTTTAGTTAACACAGGAAGACGTACTGGAAAGACTAATTTGGCCGCAAGATGGTTAGTAAAGAAATGTTTGATACCAAATACACCAGCATTCTATATACACTTAAAGTTTGAAAATGCTATAAGCCAGTGCTTTGACTTATGCGTAAATTGCGCTACTGAGATTGAGTTAGGAATTGAAAGACAGAGCAAGAACGATGGAATAATTGAGTTTACTAATGGTTCATTCATTAAGTTTAGAGGCAATTCTAACAGATCTGAAGCCGACAAATTGAGAGGATTCAAAGCAAGAGCCATAGTCATAGATGAAGCTGCATACCAGATAAATCTAAAATATTTATTGAATGACGTACTGACGCCTATGATGGCTGACTTTAGTGATTCTCAGTGTGTGATGGTTTCTACGCCGCCACGTGTTTCAACAACATATTATGAGAAATGCTACAGGTCTAATATTTGGACAATTTACCAGTGGTATGCTAATAAGAACCCATTTATACCTAATTTTGATAACTTTATTGATGAACTTTGTAAGAAACACAATTTAACAAAAGAAGACGCTTTTATTAAAAGAGAGGGATATGGCGAATTTTATTATGATACTGAAGCACAGGTTTACAAAGGCTACAGAACATATAAAGGCTCTATACCAAATGAATTCATACCAACACATGCCTATATTGGTGTTGACTATGGTGGCACAGACTATAATGGAATTGTTGCGCTATTATGCAATGAAAAGGTTTGTTACGTGATGAACAATGAAAGAAGATTTAATGGAGCCAGCGCCAGTGAGATTGCAGAAGCTATAATTGCAGTTAGAAATGAAGCTGAAAGATTCTGTTTAGAAAGAGACAAGAACTTCAACATAGGCAACTTGAAAGTCATTACAGACAACAACGTAAAGCCATTGACGTGGGAATTGGAAAGAACCTATGGCATTAAGAACGTTCACTTTGCGTATAAATATGATAAAGCAACTTCCATATTGCAGTTGGCTGACCTTCTAAGAACTAAGATTTACATACCAGAAGGCGGTGTTTGTGAAATGGAATGCGAAAATACGATTTACAAGAGAGATGAAAATGACAACATAATAAATGAGATAGATGACAACATGTTTCACCCAGACATTTTGGATGCTCTCAGATACGCTTCACGTTCATATTTGTACGAAGTCTTACGCATTACAAAAGGACTAAGCTATGAAGACCAAGTCCAAGAAGAAATTGTAAAAGACACAGCAAAAGGACCGGCGCCACATGTAAGCAGATTAGATGCCATAATGGGATATGATTCATAACTATTAGATATATGAATACAGTAAGAGATGTGATAAGCCACGCTTTAGAATTGTTAGACTATGATGATTCTAAGGTGGTTGGCTATAAAGAAATGAATAATTACTTAGACAAGGCGTGGCGCCACGTAAATCAAACACTGATAAATAATGGCGCTCACTACTTCTACAAAAGGATGGAAGTCTGCCCAGGACCAAACAGACTTCCTTGGGATTTCGGCCAGATGAGCTGCATTAGAACTAACACAGGCGTACTTTTGCAGAGAAAGACAGCTGATCTTCCAGACAACTACCCTTCATATGACATAATTGGAAACACACTGATAATTTATGGGAAATGCACAGCGCCATATTTGACTATGGAATACTGGGAAAAGCCTATAACTTTGATGTACCCAAGCGACAAGCAGGACATTACTGACAACTTCACGCTTCCAAATGCAGACAGAAGATTCTACAAGAATTATACTGTCTATACGTACGACACTGGAACACCTGGAACTTCAGGATTGAAAATCAACAATTGGGCGGCAGGTGAAGAAGTTGGATACGAATTTCCAGCAAATCTTTTGAACTTCTGGGCCTACAAGCAGATTACAGCTTATTGCAGCAATGGAATTCTTTATACATTGAACTATAAAGGCGAGGTCATTAACCAGAGAACTATAACTAACACTGACCACATTCACACTTTGATTTATAAAGAAGAACTATATGTGGCTGATGGATGCGAACAGACAGGTGAAGATGAATATACATACCACTTTGACAATTTTGCTGGAAAAGAGATTGTACTGAAATTACCAGTTTCATTAGAAACACAATGGTCTAAATTCATTAGATTAGACAATGGAAAGATTTATGCCATAAAGAACAATGGAATATGGGATACAGATGACCAACAAGCTACTGAGCCATTAGTTGCATTAGACGAAGACGAAGACGCTTATGGCGCTACTATTTTCGATGACAACCCAGCGATAGTCACTAACAAAAGAATAATTTGGTTCATTGAAGACACTGAATTCGAAGAACCAGTTGAATATGAAGAGAACTTCATTGCTTACATTAAGTTAGATTGGAAAGATGGATATGGCGCACTGACTACAGATGGAACCAACTTCTATTTGGAATCATTTGTACCAGACACAGCATTAGATTTTCCAAACACTTTGATGTACGACTATTTGAGCTATTTGGTTGCATTTTCTATTGCTAAGAAGATTGGATTAGACTTTAATGGAAATGACGCTGAAAGTCTATTTATTGACAGTTTAGACAATTGTGGCGACTACCCACAGTTGAGAAATGTGTACCAGTACTAAGGAGAAACTAAAATGGCGCAAACACTGAACACTAAAGATTATGAGAAACAGACAGGAACTACAGCCTACAGTCCAGAAGCTGGAGCAACTATGCGTGAATTCTGGAACGACAACAAGCCGAAGAAATGGACATTAAAAGGCATACCAGGCGGAGCTTCAGGCGAGAACAACCCATATGGCGGCACACATAGGTCTCAAGCTGAATTGAATGCTGAAAAGGAACAGAGAAGAAAAGCTGAAGAAGAAAGGAAGAGAAAAGAATTAGAAAAGCGTACTGGAATATATGAAGAGATAATAAATAACCTCGCAAGCTCAAGAGACAGAGCTGATGACACTACTTCCAGAGCGGCACAACTGATGGCTTCAGATGGAGCAGGCGACAGCAATTTTGCGGCGTACGGAGCTTCAAGAGCCGCTTCTATGGCTATGGCTGATGACGCTTATAACGCGGCAAGAATAATTGGTGAAAATAAATTGGCTAACAGAAAGACAGCTTATGATGAGGCTGTTAAATCTGGAGAAGAAAAGCTTAAAGCAGCTGGATACAAGAAGCAAGCTGAAAGTTTCGGAGAAGCAGCTACACTTAGTGAAGCGGCTATTAACCAGAGCAACCTCGCAGATGTGCTTGAAGTTGCTTTAGATGTTTGGAGAGGAAGTTACTTAAATGGATGAAAATTATGATGAAATTGAACAGTCTTTAAATGCGGCCGACGAAGCAGCACAGAAACAAAGACAAGAGCAGGACTACAGATATGGAAATTCTCTCGCTGGAAAGCAGAACCAAGCTGAATATGACTATTTGCAGGCTCAAAGAGATTTGGCAAGAGAACAGAACAGGATTGCTAATGACAGATTAGACTTGAACGCGCCTATGCAAGAAGCGGCTGTTTCATTGAATGAACAGAGAAAATTGAACAACCAGCTCGCTTCAGCTTTAGTCAATGTGACCTCTGAAACTGGAAATGCAGTGAATAATAAGATGGCTAATGTTACAGCAAACAACCAGCAAGCCATAAGCGATTTTCAGTCAACATTTAAAGACAAGATGGCTCAACGTGACACTAAATACCAGAAGGTGTTAGAACTGAAAGAATTTGCTTGTGAAGAAGCTAAAAGAAAATATGATTTGGCGGCTCAAGCGAGATCTCAAGCTATGGCTAATGTTGGAAATGTTTGCAAGATATTAGGCGGAATTGCAGGTGTTGTGTTGCCGCCTCCATTTAATATTTTCGCAGCAGGCGGAACAGCTATTTTAGGCGGAGCAATTGGAAGCAACATTTAACTATTAGAATTAAGAGGAACTATAACAGATGATTTACGGAAAGAAAGATGAGAAAGGTAACCCAAAGAAATACAGCCAGAAAGATCGTGACAAGCTTGTTACTGATGGAAAAGCTAAGTCTATGGATTTTGTTTCATTTCCAGACAATAAAGCGTATGAAGATTGGGAAAAGAGAGTAAAAGGCGAAAATAATTATAACAACGCAAAATCTCAAGGAAAGTTAAAGTTTAGAGAAGAGGGTGACAGAGTAATTGCCTCTTTTGAAGGTAAAGACTTTGGCTCATTCAGCTCAATGAAAGAAGCAGAAGACACAGCTCGTGGTTACTACGTTGATAACGTTGGTAACAATTGGGGCCGTGATGAAGCTATAAGAAAGACAGCTAAGAAATATGCAGACGAACAAAAGAAGAAAGCAAATAATGTGTCTAAGAAAAGATACTTAGTTGCCAGTGGCAAGTTTAATGACAGTGGCTACGATGACGGAACCAGATATAATTCAGTTTCAGACACGCCGCCTACTGATGGAAAATCATACATTGAATTTACTGGAACTTTAGATGAAGCAAATGCTGAAATAAAGAGACTAAATCAACAACTAAATGCTGGAGATAAAGCTCAACAAGAAGCGACAAGCTCGCCAGCTGGAACAGCTAAAGACGACCAGCTTGAGAACCAAACAGCTCAGAATACAGCCGCAGCAGTTATGGATGGACAGAATTCAGCAGACGCGGAGAAATCTGGAGCTAAAGCTACAGTTGACCAAAAGAAGAAAGAAAATGAAGTCAACCCAGGCTATGTAAAAGGCGAAAATGAAGCTACGCCTCCTGAAGAAAAGAAGAAGATTGAAGATGCAGCTGGTGAAAGACTACCAGGCGATACTTTAGATGATGGCTCACAGCAGAGAATTAAAAGCCAAGAAGAACCACTTCCAGAAAATATAAATCTTCCTTCAGGCAAAAGAAACAAGCCAGAAGAGAAGAAAGACGAACAGCCGCCAGCAATAACAACAAACGCAACTCAGCCGCCAGCAACAAACACTAATACAGAAGACCCAAGCAAGTTGCTGAATGACTATAAGTTGGGAAAATTGAATGCGTACCCAACATTAAAAGCAGTTGTTGATATGATCTCTAAGAATGCTAAAATGAATATGGATAGAGCTGGATTGTTGACAGGCGGACAGCGCTATGAAGACGCTTATGACGCAATTGAAACAGAAACAGACAAGATGATGGACGCTAACCGTGAATTGAGATCTGAAGAGGCCATCTTTGAAGACGCATTGAAAGAATTTGATAATGGAAATAAAGCGCCATTGCAAGCACTTTTGATGAGCAACAAGACTTCAATTGAACAGATTGCTGACGCTAAAGGAATTACTGTTGAAGAAGCAAATGAACAGTACGGATTTAATAAAGCTCAGCGTAAAGCACAAGCTGAACAGGCTGTACTGAAGACAGAAGCTGATAAGCAAGAGATTTTGGCTAAAATTGATGAAAGAATTGCTGGATTGCAGAACACTAAAGCACAGATTAGTGAAGCACGCAGACAGTTGGCTGGAAGAGCTTGGGACGCCTACCACGACACTATGGCAGCAGTTCAAGATGGCTTGAAAGGAATATTTGTTACTGGAGCAAGCGCAACAGCTGGAAGAACAGAAGGCGCAACAGGAACTATAGAAGCTGGATTTGAGTCTCCTATTATTACAGCAGGTGGAAGCACAACAGGAAAATCGGAGACAACTTCACAGAATTCTTCTACACAGTCTATTGACCAACTTCTATATAAGTCATTAGAAGACACACAGAAAATTGCTACAGCTCAGATGGAAGAACAAGAAGCTGCTAATGACGCACACGTTGCAACATTAAATGACATTGAAAGTTGGATTGATAATGCTATTTCTAAATTGGAATTGCAGAGACAGAGAATTGAAGACACAACTGTAAATATGGGAACTGGACAAGCACAACAGCCACAGCAAACAGTTGCTCCAGCTCCAAAGCCAACAAACTTGAACTATACTGTTCAGTCAAAAGGAGGAGAACCACAGCAATGATGTTCATTAACAGACTATATGGAAACAACTTTGGCGGATTGAATAAGTTCGCCATAGTAACGCCAACAACGACTATTAAGAATAAAGAAGAAACGCCAGCACAGAAACAGCTTCATGACCTGATGCTGATAAAGTTACTTAGTGGAGACAGATTAAGAAAATGAACTTAAATTACGGAATACCAGCGCAAGCACAAGAGCCGCCACAAGATGAAGTTGCTACTGTTGAAGAAATACAGCCAAGATATTTCAGTCCAAAGCAGTCGGACAAATTGCAGTCATTTGTGTCTATGCAAAGGACAGTAAATGCGGCTCTTCAGAGAGACATAGACAACAGTAAAGCAGCAAACAACATGCAGCCAGTTCAAGATACTGGTGGTTCATGGGAGAACACAAAGAATGACCAGAGATAATGAAGACAAGATAAAGAGACGCATCAACAAGCTGATTAGTAAAGATGGCGAGAAATACTGGAAATATGAACGCAACTTCCAGTACTACACTAACACTAAAGCGCTCTCATTGAAGGATTCAGAACAGATAATTGGATATAACGCCAATTTACTGAACAACACTACTTCAGTGGTTAGAGAGAATATTATTTTCAACACTATAAGCGCATTAGTCTCTAAGATTGCTGAACACACTAAAGCACGCGCTTTCATAAATACTATAAAAGGCAACTTTGAAGACATTCAGGTTGCTAAAGCAGCACAGCAGTACTTTGACATTCTTTTCGACCAACAGAACATTTACCACATAATTTCTTTGGCATTCAGAGACTGCTGCATTTTCGAAAGAGGATGGATTTATGTTGATAAAGATGAAAAGAAACTCTCTAACGTAAAGCCATGGGAAATCTTTGTTGATGGAAATGAAATCATTCGTGGCCAATTGAAGCAGATAGTTTGGAAACAGGACAAATACCCAGTTGCTCTATTACCAGACAGCATTGACACTTCAGAAACAACAAGAGAAGACGTTACTTTAGTTCGCTACTGGAACGTAAAAGACCACATAGAGACACTATACATACCAGAATTGAAGCTGATTGAGACTAAAGATTGGGAATTTGACACTATACCATTCTTGACTATTACATATGATGACACTATAAGCACTAAGTCGTCTACTTCAGTGGTTGATTTGCTATACAGCATTCAGCGCCAAGTTGACAGCTTATTAGACAAGATTAGTGAAGCAGTTGACCGTTCATTAGTGAACATTATAACTATACCAAACAACAGCAACATTAAAGATGAAAAGCTCTCTAATAAAGTTGCTCAGGTCATTAGATATGACTTCACTTCTGAAATGACAGGAAACCCAGTTGGAATTCAGACTCCAGCTCCGATAGACAGCAGCTACATAAATCTATTGAATAAGTTCACAGACGACGCCTACCAGATGGTTGGAATCTCAGAATTGTCGGTTACCAGCCAAAAGCCAAGCGGATTAGATTCTGGAAAAGCTTTGCAAAGTTTGGAAAATATTGAAGCTGACAGATTCCAGTCTCAGGTGAATAAAGTCGTTCATTTATATGATGAAGTTGCACGCATTTGCACTGAACTGTTTGATGGCTCTATATTGCCAGTCTCTAATGACAGAATGAAATTGACTTGGAAGACTTTGCGCAAAATCAACCAGAAGATGACTATACAGTTCACAGCAGTTGACAATGAGTCTAAACTACCAAGCGGAAAATCTATTGAGATACAGAACTTGGCGAAGAGCGGATTCCTACCAGTAAATCGCGTTCCAATGCTGATGCACATGCCAGATTTGGAATTAGGCTACTCATTTGCTATGAATGCCTACAACGCCATTCAGACAGTCATTTGGGATTGCGTAAAAGAGGATAAATACAAGATTGACCCATTCATACCTTTGGAAGAATTGAAGCCAGAGATTATGAACACTTGTCTTTTATTGAAATCTTTAGGTGGCGAAGACAATGAACGTGACATTAAGAAACTATTAAAATTGTATAAAGAAGCTGATGCTATGGAAGCTAACGTTGGAAAAGCTGAACAGACAGATGAAGCTTCAGCTGAATTAGACGCTATTAGTAATGAGATGGATTATGGCACGCAGCAGTTAGACATGCAAGCACAGCAAATGACTTCTATTGCTAATGACTTACAGAATGGACAGATAGACACAGATCAAGCTAATGAACTTTTACAGAACATGGCTTCCTTGGCGACAAACTATTAAGGATAGGAGATAAAAGCATAATGGAATTTTCTAAAGAAGAGTTGATTGAACTAATTGACGCCTTCAACAGCAAAATTGACCGTTACGAAAAGGAATTCAGTGACTTCAAGACACAGTTCAATGAATTCTTGGATAAAGCGGAAAGCAACTACAATGATTGGGATCACGAAACACGTTGCAATGAATTCAAAGAGAAATATAAGGATTCATTTGACCCAATTGCTGAAGATGTGAAGAAAGCTGAAGAAGACGACAACTTCGATATTGGATCTAAAATCTTCGATGATTATGAAGCTTCTGACAAATCATACAGTGAAGAGGAATATGTTGCTACTGTTGTGGCTTCATTGACCGAACAGCTCAACAAATTGAAAGAAGCTACAGGCGCCGAAGAGATTGAGGTCAAGACAGATGAAGATGGTTCAGCTACAGTTGAAGCAGACGGCGAGAAGATTGCTGAAGCTGAAACAGTGGATGAAACAACTATTAAGAATGAAGACGAAGATGATGTGGCAGACTTGGAGAAAGAATACTCAAAATACGAAAAGATGTTTAACATATAAAAGATAGGAGATAATTGACGAATGTCCGTACTTACAGATTCAGATGCGATACTTAAATCACTTAAGGTCGTTTATAAAGATGGAATGAAGAGCCTTTTGGTTCGCCCAGGTTCAGGAATTAAGGAAGTCCCTTTCCACAAGGTTGAGGGAAAAGTCTACAACTTCTCAGCAATTGCTGGTCGTGGTGGTGCTGTTTCTGGTAACTTCTTGGCTGCTAAAGCTAAAGCAACTGACAGAGGCCAGCAAGCAGAATTCAGCGTTGAGCCAGGCGCTATTTGGTCTTCATACACTATAATGAAGAATGAATTGGCAGCTGCTAAGACAAATCTTGGCGCATACCTTCCAATTTTCAAGAGAGAATTTTACAGAGCAACTACAGCTCTTAGACAGACGCTTTCTATGTCACTTTATGGACGTGGATATGGTGAAATTGCTGTATTAGGCTCAGCTATTACTTCGCCTTCAGCAAATGACAAGATTGACATTACTTTGGACAAATGCGCTACAGCTAAGTTAGACATTGGTTCATCTATTGTCATTAAAGCTAAAATCAATGACGCAGAATCAAGCGCTAAGATTGCGGCACACGTCATTGCATTGCTTCCAGGATATAAAGGCATAAAGATACAAGTTGACTCAGCAACTCCTGATGGAACTTCTATTTCGCCAGCAACAGCAGCTGCAGGTTCAGTAATCTGTTTGGCTGGTTCAACTGATGGTTCAACTGGTCCTGGACTTCCAATTGGTTTGGATGGTTGGCTTCCTATTGCTTATGGCCGTGAGAACCCAGCAGGAACTACTGATTGGGATTCATTCATTCACGCTCCATTCTGTGGTGTTGTACGTGAAGATGCTGTTGACAGACTTTGTGGTGGATTCTACAAGCCTGCAAGCGCAAGCGAAAAGATTTATGAAGCTATTGAAAATGCACTCTTGTTAGACAGAATGCAAGGTGGAAATGGCGACATAATCTTGATGAATATGGAAGATAGAGCTGCTTTGGCACAGCAATTGCAGAATGCTGGAACACAGTACATGAGCTCAACTGAATCAACAAAGAGCCGCAAGGTAAATGTTGGCATTGAGAATGTTGGTGTTTCTCAGGTTACAAACTTCATTGACTTCATTGTTGATGACGTTGATTGTCCAAAAGGCAAATTCTATATTGGTGACCGTTCAGCATGGGAAATGTTGATTTGGAGCTCTAAGAGAGACCAGAATAAAGACGACGGCATTGGAACTTTGGAACCTGGAAAAGAAGAGCCAGAAAGCTTAGACGCTCCTTCATTCGAAGACTATGCTTCTAAGTTGAATATTGAGGATTACATAACAATTCAGGATGGTGTTGATACACGCAGAGGTCCAGGCGTATTTGTCCACTTAGGATTCATTGGTTCACTCGCTGTTACTGATACTTCAGCTTGGGTTGTTGGTTTGATACCTTCAAGCGATTACTCAAACGTATTAGGATATACTTCTTAACCTTCTCAAATAATTAAAGTTTCTTTGGGCTCTGGTTGGTGATGACCAGAGCCTTTTCTATTAACTATTAGATTTAAAGGAAACTACTAAAGAAAATGGAAGACGGAAAATGGCAAGCTATTGGAAACATTGCAACTTCGCCATGGATATTGGCTATAATTGTGTTTGCGCTTATTTTAGTCGCTGTGGTTGTGGTTGCTATAAAGAAAGGATGGTTCAAGTTCAGAACTAAGAATATTGTGATTGGAAATCGTGACGCTGAAAAGGAAAGGAACATTATACGCACACAGTTCCAGTACGCTGAAAGCTTCATTGAGCAGCTATATGACAAGGTACCTAAATGGCCAGGAAGAGACGAATGGAGAACTAAATGCATTCTTCAGTACTGTCTGAACACTATTGAAAGAGCTATAACGTTAAATCACATAACTAAAGAACCAACTTACAGAGACTTGAAGAAAGCTGAAATTAGAAAAGTCATCTTACAGAATTCTATTGCACATGAAGTTAGAAATGAGAATTTTCTCGCTGTTGTGGATTCAGAAGTCGACAGATGCTACGATAAATTAGAGGAGATTAGAAAATTTAATGACTAAATGTGGAGAAGGCTATACAGTTAACGGAGAACTAATATGTGACAAAGACTATGAGTCTAAAGCTGAAG